CTTCGAGGTCGTCTCGATCTTGAAGAACTGCAAACCCTGAATGGGCTGCGCAAACTCCCTCTGACGAATCATCTTGAACTGCACGTTCAAAAGATCGGCAAAGTTTTCCTTCATCAACATTCCGGGGCTGGAATAGCTCGGAACCACTGCACTTGCTGTAACGCTCATTGTCTATACTCCTTTGTGTTACGCTTCGATGACGGCAGCGAGAACCTTCACATAAAGGCGTCCCTTGACATCATCAGACTTGTTGTTGATCGGCTCATCAGCAGACGCAACGCCCACGACCAGAAAGGCGTCGTGACCCGTATCGTCCACATCAACCGTACAGACGTTGCTCGTCACATCAAGCGCATACCGCGCACCGATATTGGCAACCGTCACCGCGCCATTGAGTTCGTTCATCGCGAACACATGAGCGGGATCGATCACGCCAACTTCAGCCATCGTAGTTGCGTTGCCGGGGTCTGCCTGATCCTTCAACGCCAGATACTTGATATCCACGGCGTCGGAGGCACAGGGAACCAGCGCACCGGAAGAAACGGTCAAAAGCTGACCCGCCTTCCAAACGCCAGTCGTATTCGTCACCAGAAGGCTCACGGTACTCATGACCGGCCCCTGGTACACTGCGGGATTAACCGCTGTCAATGTAGCTGCCATTTTGAATTACTCCTCTTGAGGACGCACGACTGTTCCGTCGGCTGTCCGTGTTTGATACTCGGAACCCTGCCCCGTCTTGGCCGCAACATACGCGCTTTGAGACACGTCTGCCGCCTCTTCCAAGTGGGCCTTATGCTTATCAATCGAGCGCATAAACAAAGGATCGCCACGATGGTCTGTGTTGCACGCGACATAACCCTCATCGGCATAGCGTCCAGTCTTGGCAATGTTCGGATCGCCAAAAAAGAAGTGCATCCCTTTTGCCTTCACGCCCAACTGCTTTTTTACCTTCTCCACAAGGAGCGTTCGTTCATCCACATACGGCTGGAAAATCATCGCCGCAGGTGCATCTTTTCTCGGTTTGTTTGTAATGATAGGTGGCATTGTTTACTCCAAGGTATCGTCGCGTTTGTTTGTTTTCAGAGTCCCGGAAGCGCGTAACCACGCTATTTCTTCCGCCGTATATTCCCCATCCTTGCGCGTTCCAGACGGCGCCCCGCGTCCACCGCCACCCACGCTTCCGCGCAAGTCTTTGACGGCTTTCTTTGGTATCGCCATCCTCTTCGCTATCGCCACCAGCTTTTCAACTGGCAGTTCTGCCAAGTCAGGGTCACTCTTCAACTCATCAACCTTCGACTGAAGTTCAGGATCAATCCGAGGCCCACCCACTTTCGCAAGCAAGTACGCATCCCGGTCGGACAGAACAGACGCAATTTCCTTGCGCATCTGGTCTCGAAGGAACTTCATTGCGTCAAGAGGGTTTTCAATCACCTTGTCGCTGTTCAATTCCTCCATCCAATCCTTCACTTCTTCCTGTTTCGGCTTCTGCTGAAGTTGCATCAGGGTACTGAATTGACCTTGCATTTTGGCAATCTCTTGCCTCATCTTGGTATATTCGCCCTGCGCTTCTTTCAACGCAGCTTCCGTGTCCTTCAGGGCTTTCGCTTTCCCCGTAGGCTCTGCCACTTCACCACCACTGGACTCATCGGTAGTCTCTTGCGAGGCCGCTTCATCCGTTGCGACAGTCTCTTCGGTGGGTAGTTCCTCGACGGAATCCACATTTAGAGTGTCATCGCTCATTTAACCGTTCTCCTTGTTTTGTTTACCCTGCGTCACCTTGACGCCGGGAATCCTCTAAAGCGGCAATGCGTTCACGCTTACTAATGCGCAACGCTTCCGCCATAAATTCAATTCCGCGAATGGCTTTCAACCTATTCTGCCACGCCTTCGCATCATCAGCCTTTTCAAGCGCGTCACGGTGCGCCTCAATCATCTCGCCTAAAAACGGCTTCATATACTTCTCGAAGTCAGCCGATTCGTAGAACATGATAAATCCATTACAGAACTCATCGTTGTCGAAAATACTTGGCTTTTTCCCGTCATCGCTCATTGTACCGCCCCCATCTGACCGGCTATGGCGTTCCCTTGCGCCTCACCAACCGTCTGATTACCGGTCATCGCATTAGGCATCTGGCTCATCTGTGCCGCCATCTGCCCTTCATACTGCTTAAGCATCTTCGTCATGGAAATGTGCCGGTCCAGAATCTGGACGTTCGGGTTCGACTCTTCCGCGCCAAGCCACCGGACACGCTCCTGCTCATGCACGCCAAGATGCACGTCATGCGCTTCACCAGGATTGGGGTTAAGCACCTGACCGAGGTCAAGCATTGCGCGGCTTTCATGCTGTGCAAGTTGAATGGCGTCCTTGTTCCCGTCAGGCTTGAACCAGCGCGAAACGTCAATTCCCTTAACGATCTTTCCGAACACATCCTGACCAACCTTCGGCAAGTCCATTACGGAAGCAAAGATAGGCGTTAGGGTTTGAATCGCCTGAGTCATGGTTTGAATGTTCAGGGCATTGGTCTCAAACTCATCGACAAGGTTAATCTCGACATCAAACTCACCGAACAGTTCGCCGGGATTGATCTTGCGCTGAATACCCTTTTCGGTAATGGAAAGCATCATGTCATTGTCGCCGTACAGGTGCGTAAGGCCCAGCAACTTTCGGGCATGAAATGCAAGGAACCTATGCAAAACATACTTGGCAAGCATGATATGCGGGTTACTGGAATTTTGAGATACAATGCTCGATTCCGTTGCGGAAGTTCGCGCCCCAGCATACTCGCCCATGAGCGGTTTGTCAGTACCAGCCGCACGATTCGCATCCTCATCGAAGTATTGCAGGTGCAATAGACCATTCTGCTGAATGTCAATAACCTGAAATTCGGATACCGAGTTTTCCTTGTCAACCCAATAAATCTTGTCCTTGCCGAACCGCAGATTTGTCATGTGAACTTCGCCCTGAATACACTTCAGGGGCTTGTTGTTCTGCAAAGTACGATTGTCAACCAACTGCTGACGGGTAGTGGATTGCTCGTCATAGTCGCCTCGCAGGGCTTGAGCGTACCCGAAATGGTACAGCTTCCCGTCATCATCCGGCAAAGCGTGAAGCATCTCAAACGACCATTCATCGTCAGGATCGGGGTTCAATTCCATCCTCACGCACACACCGGCGTCAATCCCGCCAACAAAGGTCAACCACCACTTGCGCCTTGGATTCTTCTCGTCATAGACTCCATTCTCATCAACCGGCAATTCAATCCAGACATCGGAAACCTTGTACAGCCCCGTATTGGTTCGATCAGGATAAGACGTAAGCCCGTCAGATAGTGAACGCTGTTCCTCAATCTGATTGTCAAGCCGATCACCACCCCACTCATTCGCCGCCGTAATCTTGTCGGTGTTCAGGTAAAACTCGTTCGCTAATTCGTCCTGCTGAATCGTGGAAAGCGGAACGTAATCATCAACCACAATGCAGGTCTGTTTCTGAATCGAACCAACAGCAGGATCAGGCCAGAAGTTTTCAAGCGGAATAACCGATAGAGTCGGTTGATTATCAACAACCTTCACGCCCTCATTGAATTTCCATCCAACAACAGGCGGGTCTTGATCGGGCATCGTCGGTTCGCCATAGATAGGAACCCGCATAGTCCGTCGCGCCTTGCAACGCTTCCAGTCAACGCATACCACGGCATTCCCGTACTTCAGGAGTTTGAATAAGAGGTCAATCGCCTTCTCATCAAACTTGTCCTTCTTGCGGCACCAACGCGCCCAGATATTATGCTGTTCAGCCTGGTCAATCGCCTGCTGCTGCGATACAAAGTTGTCCACGCCAAGGACAGGCGAAAACTTGTAGGGGTCTGGTTTGGAGTTCAGGACGGAAACAATCTGCGCCGTAAGGGTGCGCACTTGCCGGAAGAATAGCGTTGAACCCTTCTTGTACGCCTTCGTCAACGTCATGTCGCGGCCAACAGTATCCGTAGTGCCTTCCGAATTGGTGTACGCCTGCCTGTCATGCCGTTGCCGTTCACGCTCTGCAATGGATGCATTCTGGCCGCACTTGTACATACTATCCGCAAGACGCCAGATTTCCTCATAGGCAGAACGATTCGACTTGTTATGCTCGAATGCCGTCTGACACAGCGTGCGCACCTTCGCAATCAACTCTTCGTTATCTGCAAAGTTGAGTCTAGGCGGCTGATCATCGGGTATATCGCGATTCTCTTCTTGTTCAGGAGCAGCGTCAGAAGGAAAACTGACCATATCGTCAGGAATAGATTGTTCGTCAATCATGCCACTCTCCCCATTTGTGACTACCCGGTCATTCATTGACGCGATAATTTCACGCTTTAACAGAATAGTCAAAGAAAAAAATGCAACTCCCACAAAATGTGGGAGTCATAGACGGCTACTCGAACACGATTGGCTCGAATATCGTCTCCCTGCACATCCAGAACTCGCCGTTATTGTCAATGGCGTGCATATCTTCCGAGAAGTCGGGACACTGAAGCATCTTTCCAACGTGTTCGGATGATATGTACTTGCACTTCGGCCCTACGGCAAGTATCTCGACAAATTCACATTGCTCCCGGTATGCGTCCGGCACTTCGATTAGATCGGGCTTGGCCGTCCTGCACTTGCGCACCAACACATGATTTCCCAGCGGCTTGATCCGGCTGACTTCAATTCCTTCGCTCATATACCCCTGTATCCTTCCTCTTCCTGTTCGTTATACGCCACACCTCCGACACTACTCATCCTTCCGTACAAGTCGCCTCTGAATCGTAACGGTATCTGGCACAGATAGCCAAGGGCGGTACAGCCGTGATCGTCCTTCTTCCTAGGACTCTCCTTCAGGTTCTTACCTTCAGCACCACTACGGTACTCTTCCCAAACCCACCCTTCCAACTCGCGTATAAGATTGACGCAACTCCTGAAGATCATCAGGCGCGAACGGCCCTTGACCGGAACGCCACCAGGCTTCTTGTTGTATGGATGATCGGCATCATAGTTGGGCGCAAACAATTCCTTCAGCAATGGCACCCAATGTTCGCTTTTCTTGCCACTGGCAGGACTTACAGGGAGTCCACTTGCCTTGTATATCTGTCCATACGACTTACCGCTGCCTGGGTCGTTCAGGGCGAAGCTACGGCTATCCAGCACCGTCTTAGCGTAATACTCACGCGATTGCACTTCTTCAAAAAGCGTAGTCACCATATCGGCACGCGCATTATTCATGCTTCCGGTATTGCGCCGCGTGTTCCCGCTGTTCGCGATAATGCTCATCACGTTCTCCGTCACCGTCTTGCCCTGACTATAGAACTCCCGGTAGATGATAACGTCGCTTCCCCATTCCCCTTTCGGCGGGCTGACCGCCGCCCACAGGCACGCCGTTGGATTGGTAATGCCATGATCAACTCCACGATACAGCGTCCACATCTCAGGGATCGGAAAATCATCAATGACGTGAATCAACTTGTCCCATTCGTCAATCACCAGCCCACTTGTCTCATGCCACTCACCAAGGATTCGCGCCTTACCCTCACGAAGCGTCTTGATATTCCGCAACTTGGCAGGCTCCGTAATCCACTTCTCTATCGCCTTTGCCTTCTCGCTTTCAGGGTAAATCCAGTCAGGCACATCGGTAAGCGAAGTGTTGTAGCATGAAATCTGATGGCCCTTACGTTCCTTGCCGGTAAGGAACTTCTGTAGCCATCCACCACCGCCCGTATCAGCCCTACCATCAACCTTGTGCGGTGTCAGCGTGAAGAAGTGCCGACCGCGCAACGTCCTGGTACGCTCATCAACGGCATTGAAGATCATCTCAGGCGGCTGTTCGTCGTACAGGAACCCGTTGTATGCGTCTGATTCGTAATTCGCCTGACTCTGGCTGTATGCGTGAAACTTCAGAATCGTACCACACCCCAACTCGACAAGCGGCATGCGGTCAAAATTGGGGTCTCGCTTTGGCCTGCCACGCGCCTTGGCCGCACCTTCCCGCCCGTACACACCCAACAGCGCATCTGGAACATACTCCTTCACCCTGGGCCAAACAACTGTCCTAATATGGCTCCATTCGTAGCTTCCGAGTCCGAACTTAATCTCCCTGTCAGTCTCCTTGAACGGCGTGTACTTGATGCCATGCTTGGCAAATATCGGCCAAGTCGGATTGAGCGGAATGATACCGCTTATCAGCATCTTGATAACGCCACAAGTGGTCTTGCCGACTCGGTTAGGCGCGACAAGCGCGGTTACATCCGTTTCGTTGTCGTTGAGAAAGGCAAGTTGTTCAGTCGTGTTGGGCGCGAAATACTTGAGCCGGTTCAATCGCTGATCCATCTGCAACTCATTGAACATATCACGCACGTCATGGTGTGCATCGAGATAGTCCTGACTGTAACTGTGAATCGTCAGCCCAAGAAACAATCGTCGCCTATCGCCATCCATCACCGGCACATTGATCTTCGCCGTCTCGCAATACTTGCGATAGGTAATATCGGGATACACGTCGCCATCAATGTAGAAGGTGTAGAGATAGTTCTTAGTCATTTCTCTTTTCCCAATCCCCGCACCAGTCAGAATTATGCACATACGGGAACACTCTCATCTGATGACTTGCCACATTCACCGGAGCATGACGCCTGCAAGTGTTTCCGTCAGATGCTCCGCTATCAGCTGTATTAAGCCATCGGCACGTCTTGCACTCACGATTAACCATAGTGACAATCTTAGACCAATATGGATTTTCCTTTGAAGGTGGAATATCCTGCACATTAGTTGTTTCAAACCCACCATTGCTCACGGCCATTCCTCCGTTTCCTTCTCAATCGCCTTCTCCATCTTGACGAAAAAAAGCCCCAAGATGACGTACTCCTCCTCAAGCCCTTCATGGTCACGCATGATGTCAAGAATGTCGCACAACCCTACACGCCCGGTAAACTTCTTGGAAACAGGACTCCACTCACATAACCGTAGCATATCCCCACGCTGAAAATCTCTATCACCAGCAAACCGGATATCGAAGTCACCTTGACGCCGGATAATGCGATTGAAACTTTCAGGCCAACTTTTACAAGTATGCACCTGACGTTCCCTTACTACAGGATTTATCGGAATCTTAACGGAACGCATCTTCTCCATCGCAATCTTCGTGGCGTCAGACCTGCTCATTCCACACCCCGCAACTTGTCAATCCTGTCCTGTTCCTTGCGGTCAAGCATCGCGTCCTTGGCCTTGTCGTAATCAGATGGTTC